CTTAAAAATTTCCCCGGGGGTGATTTTTGGGAATGGTCTTTACCCTTTTATGACCCGGTGCAGTATTTGAGCGAGCTTGCAGGGTTGGAACAACTTCCATAAGTGGACCTCCTTTCATGTTTCTTTTCTCCTTTCGGTGAATGCCCGGAAGCCAGCTCTGTAAGTTCTCTCAAATACTGCACTGAAACCCATATAAAAGGAATTCTCCTTTATATGAAAGTGCTGTAAATATAGGCAGGTATGGCGGAATTGGCAGACGCAATAGACTCAGAATCTATTGAGAGATAATCTCGTGCAGGTTCAAGTCCTGTTACCTGTACCATTTCTTAAGAGAGGAGGCAGTAAGTATGCCAAAAGCAAAAGCTTCTCGCTCTTCTGAATCGCAAAGCACATCGAGACCACCAATGTCGCTTGAAGCTCAAGAAAATCTTATGATCTCATTGGCAATTCAATGTGCTGAAAAGCAGCTCAGAGACGGAACTGCTTCTTCTCAAGTCATCACACATTATCTGAAGCTCGGTTCATCTAAGGAGAGACTTGAAAAAGAGATTCTTGAAAAGCAGAAAGATTTGATGGATGCAAAAACAAAGAGCATCAATTCCAACGGTGAAGCCAAAGAGCTCTACGAGAAAGCCCTTACAGCATTCCGTAAATATTCAGGAGCTGGAGGTGAAGAGGATGAGTATTAGAACTTATTCAGAACTGATTACTCTTCCAACTTTCGAAGAACGCTTTCGTTATCTTAAATTAGACGGCGTAGTTGGTAAAGAGACTTTTGGATTTCAGCGTTGGCTTAATCAGGAATTGTATCATTCGGATGAATGGCTGAGCTTCAGAGACGAAATTATTATTCGCGATAATGGATGTGATCTCGGTGTACCGGGTTTTGAGATTTATGGATCTATTCTCATTCATCATTTGAACCCTATCACCTATGATGACATTCTTAATCGACATCCTTGCGTCTTTGATCCTGAGAATGCAATCTGTACAAAGCTCAACACCCATAACGCAATTCACTATGGCGATGAGAGTCTTTTGATTATTGCACCAATTCAGCGAAGTCGCAATGACACTTGCCCTTGGCGAAAATTATGAAAGGAGTATTTCACATGTCTCACAAACACTATGAAGATCCCGTTCTTGATGATTCTACTGAAATCGCCGAGGACACTAGGGTCGAAGAAACTGAAGAAGCAGTTGAAGACATTATTGGTGTAGTCACCGATTGTCTCAAGCTGAACATTCGTAAGTAACCCGATAAGGATTCCGAAGTAGTAGTTGTTGTGACCTGTCTTGATGAACTCAAGATTGATCCTGCTACTTCTACTGATGACTGGTATGCAGTCTGTACCGTTACCGGCATTGAAGGTTTCTGCATGAAGAAATTCGTTGCTGTAAGACAGTAAGGAGGAAACGATATGGAAAGTATACTGACATCAATTAAAAAGCTGCTCGGAATCGCTGAAGAGTATGAGCACTTTGATGTAGACATCATCATGCACATTAACTCAGCTTTCTCTGTTCTTACGCAGCTCGGTGTTGGTCCCGAAGAGGGTTTCCGTATCGAAGATGCAGGAGCAGAATGGTCGGATTTCTTGTATGATGATCCTCGTCTCGAAATGGTGAGGACATATGTCTATCTTAAGGTCAAGTTGGTATTTGATACAACCTCTTCAAGCTCGGCTGTCATTGAATCTATCAACCGACAGATCCAAGAACTTGAGTGGCGTATCAATGTCACTGTTGACCCAGACTAAAGAGAGGAGGAAATTCAAAATGGAAAACATTAGCGTTGTGCATGATGACACACTTGAACATCATGGCATCAAAGGTCAGAAATGGGGCGTTCGCCGTTATCAGAACGAAGACGGCACTCGAACAGCAGCAGGTAAAAAGCGTGAACAGTCTCGCTCCAATGAGTCTGCCCATGATGACTACAACAAAGCTCATAGTGGAAAAAGTGTTAAAGATATGAGCGATGCTGAACTTCGAAGTCATTTGAATCGTCTCCAGATGGAAAAGCAGTATAGTCAGCTAACAAATTCCGATACCAGCAAAGGTAAGAAGTTTGTTTCCGATGCTATGAAAGTAGCGACTACTGTTGCTACGGTATCTACTACTGCTCTTACCATCTACAACAATTATGGCAAAATCAAGAATATTGTTAACGAGATGATTAAGAAGTAAGGAGAAATCAATATGGCATTATCTAACACTGCCGTCCCTAAATACTACGGCATGTTTCGTGATGCCGTACTTCGAGGGGAAATTCCGGTAAATAAAGAGATCTCAATGGAGATGAACCGCATTGACGATCTAATCGCCAACCCTGGCGTGTACTATGACGATCAAGCAGTTGAGGGATGGATCGCTTATTGCGAAGCAGAACTCACATTGACCGACGGTTCAGACCTTAGTTTGCTTGACACATTCAAGTTGTGGGGCGAACAAATTTTTGGTTGGTATTACTTTGTTGAGAGAAGTGTTTATCGACCTAATCCCGATGGTCATGGCGGTCATTATGTCCGAAAGACTGTTAAGAAGAGGTTAATCAATAAACAGTATTTGATTGTAGCCCGAGGTGCAGCGAAGTCTATGTATGCTTCCACACTTCAGGGCTATTTTCTTAATGTTGATACTTCTACTACTCATCAGATTACGACCGCACCGACCATGAAGCAGGCTGAGGAGGTCATGTCTCCTCTCCGTACTGCTATTACAAGATCCCGAGGACCGCTGTTTCAGTTTCTGACAGAGGGCTCGTTACAAAATACCACTGGCTCTAAAGCCAATCGTACTAAGCTGGCTTCTACAAAGAAAGGTGTCGAGAATTTCTTGACTGGTTCTCTATTAGAAGTCCGTCCTATGAGCATCAACAAGCTCCAAGGCTTGCAGATCAAAGTTGCTACAGTGGACGAATGGCTTTCCGGTGACATTCGAGAGGATGTTATTGGTGCTATCGAGCAGGGTGCCTCTAAGGTGAATGACTATATCATTGTAGCAATCAGCTCTGAGGGTACTGTTCGTAACGGAAGCGGTGACACAATCAAAATGGAGTTGATGGACATCCTCAAGGGCGATTACATTAACCCTCATGTGTCTATCTGGTGGTATAAATTGGATTCCATTGATGAAGTTGGCAATCCTGAGATGTGGGTCAAGGCTAATCCTAACCTTGGTAAGACGGTGAGTTATGAAACTTATCAGTTGGATGTAGAAAGAGCTGAAAAAGCTCCGGCTGCACGAAACGATATTCTCGCTAAGCGTTTTGGTTTACCTATGGAGGGTTACACTTATTACTTTACTTATGAGGAAACACTCCCGCATCGAAAGAGAGACTATTGGCAGATGCCTTGTGCTCTTGGCGCAGACTTATCGCAGGGTGACGACTTCTGTGCATTTACTTTCCTATTTCCATTATCCAATGGGTCTTTTGGTATTAAGACTCGAAACTACATAACTTCTACAACTTTGATGAAGCTGCCTGCCGCTATGAGAATCAAGTACGATCAATTCATGGCCGAGGGCAGTTTGATTGTTTTAGAGGGCGCTGTGCTTGACATGATGGATGTCTATGAAGATCTGGATAATCACATTACTGAGTGCGGCTATGATGTTCGTTGTCTCGGCTTTGACCCTTATAATGCCAAAGAATTCGTTGCTCGATGGGAACAGGAAAACGGACCGTTTGGAATTGAGAAGGTTATTCAGGGTGCAAAGACCGAATCGGTTCCTCTTGGTGAGCTGAAGAAACTTTCTGAAGAAAGAATGCTGCTCTTTGATGAGGACCTTATGACCTTTGCTATGGGTAACTGTATTACCCTTGAAGATACAAACGGAAACCGTAAATTACTCAAGAAGCGATATGAGCAGAAAATTGATGCTGTTGCAGCTATGATGGACGCTTATATTGCTTACAAACTCAATCGAGACGCTTTTGAATAAGGAGGTGGTCGAATGGATGAACTCAATCACCATGGCATTAAAGGAATGCATTGGGGTGTTCGTCGTTATCAGAACAAAGACGGTTCTTTGACCCCTGCCGGTCGGAAGCGTTTAGAGCAAAAAGATACGAAGTGGGCTCATAAGAACCATGACAAAATCGTATCTAAAGCTCGAAAAGATGTTTCTAAGGAACTCGATCGATATGCAGATCAATTATTAAGTGACCCGAATGCTGTGACATCCAAAGGAAAGCTTAGTGCTTCTACTATCAATGCTTATAACCGCAAAATGGCCGAACTTATGAATGAGTCCGTCAAGAATGTTACGGCACCATCCGGACGAGTAGTACAGTTTGTTGCTAAGCGTGGCGAAGTTGGTGTTCATATGGCTATTGCGGACAGAGGCTATGATATGGAACAACTGAAGAATGGAATTTGGGCATCCGGCCGTGTCGCTTATAAGAAGAAAAATGTTGATATGGTGTAAAGGAGGTGATGATTTCAATGGAAATGTCTTTTGGTTCCAGGCTGAAACATGCTTGGAATGCTTTTAACGGTAGTACCCAGATGGACTATCGAAATTTAGGGATGAGTTATGCCTATCGTGCAGATAGACCTCGTTTATCAAGAGGCAATGAAAGGTCGATCGTCACCTCGGTTTACAACCGTATAGCCCTCGATGTGGCTGCTCTGAAAATTCAGCATATTAGACTGGATGAAAATGAGCGCTTCATTTCCGTTATCCAAGACGGTTTGAATAATTGTCTTACTGTCGAGGCGAATATCGATCAGACAGCTCGCGCCTTTATTCAGGATGTAGTTATTTCTATGTTTGATGAAGGTAGTGTTGCTATTGTTCCTGTTGATACTACGACAAATCCCAACATCACCGGTTCTTACGATATCCAATCGATGAGAGTCGGTCAGATTTTAGATTGGTATCCGATGCATGTTCGTGTCCGTGTTTACAACGAACTTAGCGGCAAGAAAGAAGACATTGTGGTGCCAAAGAGTACAGTTGCGATTATTGAAAATCCTCTGTACGCCGTTATCAATGAGCCTAACTCTACTATGCAAAGGCTCATTCGTAAACTTAACCTACTCGACGTCATTGATGAACAAAGTGGTTCTGGAAAACTCGATTTGATTATCCAGTTGCCATATGTCATCAAGACGGAAGCAAGGCGTCAACAAGCCGAAAACAGGCGTAAAGATATTGAAGGTCAGTTGGCTGGTTCCAAATATGGTATTGCTTATACCGATGGAACTGAAAGAATTACACAGTTGAATCGTTCTGTCAATAACAACCTGATGTCCCAGATTGAATACTTAACGAGTATGCTATACAGCCAGTTGGGAATCACTCAGAGCATTTTGGATGGTACGGCGGATGAGAAGACTATGCTGAACTACAACAACCGAACTATCGAGCCTATTATTTCCGTTATTGTTGATGAAATGAAACGAAAGTTTCTGACCAAAACTGCCAGATCACAACTCCAGTCGATTTCGTTCTTTAGAGACCCGTTCAAACTTGTACCGGTGAACGACATCGCTGAAATTGCTGATAAATTCACTCGAAATGAAATCATGACTTCGAATGAAATCAGGCAGGTTGTCGGCATGAAACCTTCGGATGATCCGAGGGCTGATGAACTCAGGAATAAGAACCTGAGTGCGCCGAGCGAATCAACTTCGGAAGTTCCAACTGTCACGGAAGAGACGGAGGACCCACCGAAGTAAATTTCATTTGAGTGAAAGGGTCTCTAAAAAATCTCGAAACAAGGAGGAAATTCAAAATGGAAAAAGCATTCCAGGTTGAAGCTTGTGATTTCAGCGGCTGGGCTACCAGAAATGACCTTAAATGCTCTGATGGTAGAGTAATTCGCCATAATGCGTTTAAGGAAAATGATGGAATTCAGGTTCCGCTGGTTTGGAATCACCAGCACAACGATCCTCGCAATGTTCTTGGCCACGCTTGGCTTGAGAATCGTGAGGAAGGCGTGTATACCTATGGCTTCTTCAATGACACTGAATCCGGTGAAATTGGTAAGGCATTGGTTAAGCACGGCGACATTAAAGCGCTGTCTATTTATGCAAATCAGCTTAGACAGAATGGTTCCGATGTTATTCACGGATGCATTTGTGAAGTAAGTCTGGTGCATAAAGGCGCTAATCCCGGTGCTTTCATCGACTCTATGCTCGCCCATGGTGAGAATTCTGACGAGGAAGCAATCATCTATACTGGTCTGCCTCTGGTTCTGTCTCATGCGGATACTGATTCCGACGATGACAAGAAGAAAGATGCTGACAAAAAGGATGAACCCGAAAGTAAGTCTGAAGATAAGAAGGATGGCGACGATGAGACTATCGCTGACATTATCAACACTATGACGGACAAGCAGCAGAATGCTATGTATTACATGGTGACAAAGGCACTGGAAGGTAAATCCGAAGGAGAGTCTGACGAGGACTCTGAAGATCCCGAAAAGAAATCTGAATCCAATAAGGAGGAAACAATTATGAAACATAATGTCTTTGACAACGACAAGCAGGACAAGAAGAATGTTCTGTCCCACGCGGCTCAGGGTGAGATTCTGAAGTTGGCTAAGTCTCCCAACGTTGGCTCTCTCCAGACCGCTATGAAAATCTATGCTGAGGAGAACGAACTCAAGCACGCTGACATCAGCGGTTTCGTTCAGACTGGCGAAGGTAATGTATCCACCATGTTCCCTGAGTATGTTGAGGCTCATCCTGGTCGCACTCCTGAGCTGATTACTAACAACATGGACTGGGTTAATGCTATTATGGCTAAGACTCAGAAGATTCCTCATGGTCGTGTTCGCACTTCCCATGTCGATATCCGTAACATTGATGCTCTTCAGGCTAAGGGTTATCAGAAGGGTAACCAGAAGAAACTCACTGGTAACTATGCTCTGGTAAGACGTACTACCGATCCTCAGACTGTGTATGTTACTTCTGAGCTGCATCGTGACGATGTGACTGACATCGAAGATTTCGATTATGTTCAGTTCCAGTATGGCATCGACCAGATTTCTCTGAAGGAGACTCTGGCTGTTGCTACTATGCTGGGTGACGATCGTCTCGACAGTGATCCTGAGAAGATCTTCCCTGATAAGATCCGTCCTATCTGGACTGATGATGAACTGTACACTATCCATAAGGATGTGGACTTTGCTGCTATGGCTAAGGAGCTTCAGGGTTCCAACACTGAGCAGTATTTCGGTGAGAGCTTCATCTACGCTGAGGCTATGGTGACTGCTCTGCGTAAGGCTCGTAAGGACTTCCGTGGTACTGGCAAGCCTGACCTGTTCATCACTACCGATATGCACAACACTATGATTCTGGCTCGTGATCGTAACGGTCGTCGCATTTACGAGACTGATACTGAACTGGCTGCGGCTCTGGGTGTTGCTAACATCTACGAGGTTACTCAGTTCGAGGGTAAGGTTCGTACTGATGCTGACGGCAATAAGCATAAGCTGCACGCTATTTGCGTGAACATGGCTGACTATGGCTATGGTGCTTCTAAGGGTGGCGACATCACTCACTTCACTGACTTCGATATCAAGTTCAATCAGCTTCAGTCTCTGCTGGAGACTCGTAAGTCTGGTCAGCTTACTCGTATCAAGTCTGCGATCGTTATCGAGGAACTGGAGTCTGCTACTACCACTGCCTAAGTAATCTTGGAGGAAATTCAAAATGGCGAAATTTTACGGACCAATCGGCTATGCTGTGACTGAGGAAACAGCTCCGGGTGTTTGGGAGGAAAAGATTACCGAGCGTATGTACTACGGTGAGCTGGTCCGCAACACGAGGAAGCTTCAGTCCGCAGATCAACTCAACGACAACATCAATGTTGCGAATGAGATTAGCATCTTAGCCGATCCGTTCGCCAGTGAGAATTTTCACTTGATGAAGTACGTTGGGTTTATGGGTGCTAAATGGAAGATTTCGAGCGTTGAAGTTCAGTACCCTAGACTAAGACTGACTATTGGAGGTGTGTACAATGGCGAATAGACTAGATCTACAGACCCTGTTGGAAGACCTTCTGGGGAGTCGAAATGTGTATTTTCAACCTCCTGAGTCAGTTAAGATGAATTACCCTGCCATCGTTTACGGTCTTGATGATATCGAGAACACGCACGCTGATGACAGGGTATATTTATCGTATAAGAGATATTGGGTGAATTTGATTGATAAGAATCCTGATAGCTCTTTCGTTGACATGATAGCGCAACTGCCTACATGTCAATTCGATCGACACTATACAAGCGAGAACCTTAATAATTGGCGTTTCTTGCTCTATTTCTAATTCATAAGGAGGAAAATATTATGTCCAAAATTGTTTGGGATAAAATTGGTGAGCGTCTGTACGAAGTCGGTTGCGACCATGGCGTTCTCTACCCTATGCAGACTGATGGCACCTACGGTAACGGTGTCGCATGGAATGGTCTGACTAATGTTACCGAGAGTCCTTCTGGTGCGGAAGCATCTCCTATCTACGCTGATAACATCAAGTATGCCAACATTATCAGTAACGAAGAGTTCGGCTGTACTATCGAAGCATTTATGTATCCCCCTGAGTTCGCTGAGTGCGATGGCTCTGTTGAGATTATGCCTGGTATGTTTGCCGGTCAGCAGTCTCGTAAGACTTTCGGCTTCGCTTATCGTACTCTCATGGGTAATGATACTGAGCTGAACGATTACGGCTATAAGCTGCATCTGGTATATGGCTGTCTGGCTGCTCCTTCCGAAAAGGGTCACGATACCATCGGCGATTCTGTTGAGCCTTCCACTATGTCTTGGGAGGTCAGCACTACTCCTGTGGCTATTGATACTCTTATCAATGGTAAGAAGCTGAAGCCTACTGCTACTCTGACTTTCGAGTCCAACAAGTTCAGTGCCGAATTCATGGCTCAGCTTGAGGAAATCCTGTATGGTAAGGATGCTACTTCTACTGACGCAAATGATGCTGTTGCACCTCGTCTGCCTCTGCCTGATGAGATCATCACTATGTTCAACGCAGTCGCTGCTGGCTAAGACTTAACAAACTAAATTCAATGGGGCCGTATTCAGGTAAGCTGGCGGCTCCTACTTTTTTAATTCTGAAAGGAGAAACTAATTATGCATAAGGAAACTATCACTTACAACGACCTGAACGGTGTTCAGAGAACCGAAGATTTTTACTTCGACCTGTCCAAGCCCGAAATCGTGAAGATGCAGGCAAGTGCTAAGGGCGGCTATGATGTCCAGCTCAGAAGCATTGCTGCTGATCTCAATGGCGCAAAGATCATGGAATTCTTCGAGAACTTCATTACCAAGTCTTATGGTGAGAAGAGCGAAGATGGCAGACGCTTCATGAAGTCCGAGGAGATTTCTCGCTCCTTTATGGAGACTCCTGCTTATGAGGTGCTGTTCGAGAAGCTTGTCACTAACGACAAGTATGCTGCCGATTTCGTGAATGCAGTTATGCGTTCTAAGGGTAATGCTGCTGCACCTGCTGTAGCTCCCGTGGCAACTAACTAATATCGAAAACTCGGAGGACTAAAGAATGCTTAAAATCATCGTACCGGCTGCTGAGTATTTCGACGAGATCAACGAAGAGTTCATCTACAAGAAAGAACAGGTTTTGCAGTTGGAGCATTCTTTGGTCTCTCTTTCAAAATGGGAAAGCAAGTGGAATAAAGCCTTTTTAGGCAAGCAAGAAAAGACTGATGAAGAAATTCTTGACTATGTCAGATGTATGACAATAACCCAACATGTGGACCCAGAAGTATATTCAAGACTATCAGCCGAAAATTATGCTGCAATAAATGCTTATATTGAAGCTCCGATGACTGCAACTCGTTTCTATGAGGATAAAACTCAGAAAGGAAACAAGGACACGGTTACTTCGGAGCTTATTTATTATTGGATGATCGCTTATAACATACCCGTTGAGTTTCAGAAATGGCATTTGAATCGCCTTCTGACACTTATTCGAGTATGTAATGTTAAGAATTCTCCTCCGAAAAAGAGAAGTAAGCGTGAAATCTTTCAGCGTAATGCAGCGTTGAATGCCGCTAATAAGCGTCGTTTTAATTCGAAAGGTTGATATCAATGAACAAATTAACCGAATGGTATAACAAATTCTATGAGAAGCGATTAAGTCGCCTTAATATTAAGCTCTATTGGAAACAAGAAGAGCAGCGCTTACGAAGTGAAGTGCAGAAAAATTCTCATTCTCTGTTGTGGGTATGGGAATTTAGCAAAAAGGCGGTTATGATCTGCTTCTTTTTTTACATGATCGTGCAACTCTATTCGATGTCTGTCATGGTCATATTTCAAGATTTCACCTATTTGGGTGAGTTAATCACAACAACAGGCAATCTTGTTGAAAACTGTGTGTTCATGTATTTGGTAAAAGCCGGTCTTGAAAACGGTGTGAAGATTTGGCAGCAACATAAAGCTGACCAAGCTGAAACCGAAAGTACAGACGAAACAGAATCCGATGGACCAGTTGGATGAAAGGAGGAAACAACATGGAATTCATTAGTGAAAACTGGGCGTTTATCGTTCTTGCCATAGCTGTTATCGCAGTAGGTATTGTGTTTGTTATTCGATTTTTCAAAAGCTCTAAAGAAGAGCAGATTAAGAAAATTCGTGAATGGCTTGTTTATGCTACTACCATTGCTGAGAAGGAACTTGGCGGTGGTACCGGTCAGCTCAAGCTTCGTCAAGTTTACGATATGTTCGTAAGCAAATTTACATGGCTGGCTAAAGTCATTTCATTTGACAAGTTCAGTGAATTGGTTGATGAAGCTCTTGGCGATATGAACAAGCTCTTGCAGACTAATACCGCAGTTAGTGCTTATGTAAATGGCTCAGTTGAAAGCGAAATCTGAGAAAGGAGCATTTTAATATGAGTGCTGTAATGAAAGCTTCCGAATTCATTAAGAAATTGGAAGATGTCGCAAAGAACTACAAAACGCTGTATGTTATGGGGTGTTTTGGTGCCCCGATGATTACAACCCCGTATGACAACATCACCAGATACACCACCAATGACAAGTATAACAAAAAAGCAAGTCGTGTCGCTATGATTAAAGCAGCGGCAGACCAGAATCCTGCTGTATTTGGCTTTGACTGTGTATGTCTTATCAAAGGTGTGTTGTGGGGTTGGAACGGTAACGCAGAAAAACGATACGGTGGTTCGGGATATGCTTGCAACGGTGTTCCTGATATTGGCGCCGATCAGATGATTAAAGTGTGCTCTGATATTTCTACTGATTTCTCTAACATTGAAGTTGGTGAAGCAGTTTGGATGTCAGGGCACATTGGCGTTTATATAGGTAACGGTTTAGCTGTGGAATGTACTCCGAAGTGGAAAAACTGTGTTCAAATCACAGCCTGCAACTGCACTAAGTCTGGCTACAATACCCGTAACTGGACTAAACACGGTAAGTTGCCGTATATCGAATATGATGTGAAGTCCACAACTACTCCTACTGTCAGCACCGCAACTGTGGAAAAGACTATTTGGGATTTCCTGATGGACAAGATCGGTAATCCTTATGGCGTTGCTGGCTTGATGGGTAATCTGTATGCCGAATCTGCTCTTCAGCCTACCAATCTTCAGAACTCTTACGAAAAGAAGCTCGGTTATACCGATGCAAGCTATACTTCCGCTGTTGATAACGGTAGCTATACCAATTTCGTCCGTGACTCTGCTGGTTATGGTCTGGCACAGTGGACTTATTGGTCTCGTAAGCAGAATCTGCTTGAGTATGCGCAGGGTAAGAAGAAATCCATTGGCGATCTTACTACCCAGCTTGAGTTCTTGTATAAGGAGTTGAGCGAGTCTTACAAATCTGTACTGACTACTCTGAAGAATGCAAAGAATATTCGTACTGCTTCGGATGCAGTTCTCACTAAGTTTGAAAGACCTGCTAACCAGAGTGAGTCGGTTAAGGTAAAAAGAACCTCTTATGGTCAGAAGTATTACGACAAGTATGCTTCTACTGACACAGTTTCGACGGAGGCTGTGAAACCGACGCCTTCAACTTCTACCAAAGTGGATTATGCACAGAAATACGATAAGTCTATCGCTGGCAGTTATGAAGTCACTGCTTCCGTTGGTCTTCATATTCGTTCTGGTGCCAACACCAAGAAGACTTCTCTTGGAGTTCTTCCCGGTGGCACAGTGGTTAAGAACTACGGCTATTATAGTGTGGCGTCTAATGGCGTCAGATGGCTGTATGTTAAGACTTCCAGTGGTCTTGTTGGTTTCTGTTCTTCCACCTATCTTAAGAAGAAATGATGGGAGGGTAAGACATGGTTACATTCAGACATAAGGGCGACTTCTCCAAGACAATAAAGTTTATGGAAGGCGCTAAAAAGGCCGTTCGGCTTGCAGATCTTGACAAGTACGGCCGAGAAGGTGTCGCCGCCCTTGCGTCTGCAACTCCTGTCGATACTGGTCAGACTGCCAATTCATGGTATTACGAGATTGTAATCAAAGATGGATCGGCAACAATAACATTCTACAACTCAAATATTCAAAATGGAGTTCCCATTGCGATCATCCTGCAATATGGTCATGGAACTCGTAACGGCGGCTGGGTACAGGGGCGAGACTACATCAATCCTGCTATCCAGCCTATTTTTGACAAAATTGCAAATCAAGCGTGGAAGGAGGTTACTAAGCTATGAGCACAACAATCGATCAAAGAGTCGTAGAAATGCGATTTGATAATAAGCAGTTTGAAAGCAATGTTCAAGCGAGCTTAAATACACTCGACAAGCTTAAAAGCAGTTTGAATATGAACGGAGCTACTAAAGGCTTTGAACAGATTGATAATGCTGCTAAGAAAGTCAACATGAGTGGACTTGGCAATGCTGTTGAATCAGTGCGTTTGAAGTTCTCTACTTTGGAAGTCATGGCTGTAACCGCACTTTCAAACATCACTAATTCCATTGTCAATACTGGCAAACAGATGATTGCGTCGTTTACTATCGACCCGATCAAGACTGGTTTTGCAGAGTATGAAACCCAGATTGGTGCTGTTCAAACAATTCTGGCTAATACCTCTCATGAGGGAACAAATCTTCAGCAAGTTAATCGCGCATTGGATGAGCTGAATACATATGCGGACAAAACCATTTATAACTTCACTGAAATGACACGAAACATCGGTACCTTTACGGCTGCTGGTGTTGACCTGCAAACTTCAGTGGATTCGATTAAGGGTATTGCAAACCTTGCGGCTGTGTCTGGTTCTACTTCACAGCAGGCAAGTACAGCTATGTATCAGCTTTCTCAGGCTCTTGCCGCGGGTAAAGTTTCTCTTATGGACTGGAACTCGGTAGTTAATGCCGGTATGGGTGGTAAGGTATTCCAAGATGCTTTGATTAGAACTTCGGAGCTTCTTGGTACTGGTGCTCAGGCTGCCATTGATTCTTATGGTTCCTTCAGAGAATCGCTAACT